TTTTTACGCCACAATCAAATTAAAATGTGGAGATGAGATCTTTACAAAAGTAGCAGCATCAGAAGAAGAAGATAGAACTCTTCTTTTACTTTCTAACCCAATTGTAATTGAAGAGATTGTAGTTAGAGGTTCTGTAACTGGCTATAAAGTAGAACCCTGGTTAAAGACTACAGAAGAAGATCTAATCATTATTAATATGGATGATGTTCTCACTATGACTGAGAATAGTAATATTGATATGATTATGTACTATAACGATTTTTTAAGAAAGAATAATAAAGAAAATAATTCTAAACTTTCTAGAGAGATGGGATATATATCTAGTGTTAAAGAAGCAAAAAAGACTCTAGAAAAACTCTATAAAGATAGTTAATCTCTAAGTACCTATAGCTTATCTTTCATCCTGGACAAACCTATTCTACTGGACTTTTTAGAACTTGTCAACTATTTGTTTTACTGATATAATATGAAAAGAATTAGATAATGTATGCCCATTCAACCAATGACCACCATGAAAAGAGGAAGAAACTCTGAACACTACGTTAATAATAAAGACTTTCTTGAAGCTCTTGAGAATTATTTTTCTGAAGTGGAAAGAGCAAAACTTAATGATAAACCAAAACCTCCTATTCCAAGATATATTGGTGAATGTTTTTTAAAAATTGCTAATCACTTGTCATATAAACCAAACTTTGTGAACTATATGTTCAAAGATGATATGATTTGTGATGGAATTGAAAATTGTGTTAGGTATGTTCATAATTTTAATCCAGAGAAATCCAAGAATCCTTTTGCATACTTCACTCAGATTATCTACTATGCATTCTTGAGAAGAATTCAACATGAAAAGAAACAATTAGAAATTAAAAATAAAATTCTTGAGAAGACTAATTTTGATGAGGTCTTCGATGCAAATGAACTTGACAGTGATAATTATTCAGATTATAACAGCATCAAAGATAGTGTGCATTCTAAACTTAGATACTGATGCGTGTAGCAATTATTACAGACCAACATTTCGGTTGTCGTAAGAACTCCAAAATCTTTCATGATTACTTTCTAGAGTTTTACAACAATATCTTTTTTCCTTATCTAGAGGAGAATGGTATCACCACTGTAATTGACATGGGTGATACCTTTGATAGTAGAAAGGGTATTGATTTCTCTGCATTGGCATGGGCAAAAGACAATTATTATGATCGTCTTAGGGATATGGGTATTACTGTCCATACCATTGTAGGAAACCATACTGCATACTATAAGAATACTAATAAGGTAAATGCAGTAGACCTTCTTCTTCGTGAGTATGATAATGTATATGTCTATGATGCCGCATCAGAAGTTACGATTGGTGGTCTAGATATACTATTCATTCCCTGGATTAATAAAGAAAATGAAGAAAGTACTTTCAAATTTATTCAAAATTCAGATTGCCACTGTGCGATGGGGCACCTTGAACTCCAAGGATTTAGAGTTAATAAGCAAATCGTCATGGATCATGGTCATGCAAGCGAGTTATATTCAAAGTTCACCAAGGTCTTCAGTGGTCACTATCACACTAGATCGGATGATAAACGGATCTATTACCTCGGTAACCCCTACGAGATGTTCTGGACAGATGTCGGTGATCGGAGAGGATTCACCATCTTTGATACAGAAACTCTTGAACATTTTCCAGTAGACAATCCCTACAATCTGTTCCATGTTCTCTATTATAATGATGATGATCCCGCACTTTTGAATTCATCAATCTATGAAAACAAGATTGTTAAGGTCGTTGTCCGTAACAAGACAGATCCCAAGAAGTTTGAAAAGTATATCGATAAACTCTATTCATCCAATGTGTATGAGTTGAAGATTGTAGAAAACTTTCAAATACAAGAGTCTGAAACCTTTGAGATTGAAGAGTCAGAGGACACCTTTTCTATTCTTGATAGATATATTGAGGAGTCAGAAACTGAACTTGATAAATCAATCATTCAGAACCTGATCAGAGAAATCTACCAAGAAGCCTGTGAGATGGTATAATGTACATCATTACAATCGAAGGAAAAGAAAACGAGGGAGCATATTCAGTATCTGATGAAGATGGTGATAAGATCCTTTACATTTTTGAAGAAGAAGATGATGCAATTCGTTTTTCTTTACAATTAGAAGAAGACTGTGGTTTTCCAACCATGAATACTCTTGAGATTGATGATGAATTGATGATCAAGACATGTGAACTTCACGATCACCGTTATACCGTGATCACCCCCAATGATATCGTGATTCCTACTACACACTATGATTCTATTTCAAAAAGTGAATAAGTAGAAAAACTAAATAATAGAAAAAGTTTTTCTACTAATGAAAGTTTGTAAGACCTGTGGTATTGAGAAACCATTCAGTGAATACCATGTTGCCCGAAAAGTTGGTGGTATGAGTGGTGGTTATTCGGCAAAAAACGTCGTATACAAATCACACTGTAAAGAGTGTTATAGAACAAGACAAAGAGAAAAGTGGAGTCAACTCTCTATTGAAAAAAGAAGAGAGAGAAAAAACAATAATAAGTGCTCAACACCAGAATGGCATAGAGAGTATAAACTAAAAACAAAGTATGGATTGACAACTGAAGATTTTTCTTCTATGATATTAGAACAAAATTCTTGTTGTAAAATCTGTAATCAACACATGGATAACCCCCAGGTTGATCACTGCCATACTACAGGTAAAGTTAGAGGACTTCTGTGTAGGGCCTGTAACACTTCTCTTGGATTATTGAAAGAGAACCCTGAAACCCTTCGTAACATGATCTCGTATATCAATGATTCTATTTCAAAAAATCCGCTGGAGAAATCTACTTTCGACAGGTAACCAATTCACTGAAGTAAATCTTAACAAAGATCAAACTACACTTATCATTGGAACAAATGGTGCAGGTAAATCCACCATTCTTGATGCCCTAACTTTTGTACTGTATGGAAAAAGTTTCAGGAAGGTGAATAAAAATCAACTGATCAATTCAACAAATGAGAAAGGAACTGTTGTTGAGATTGAGTTCAGTGTGAATCAAGTTAATTGGAAAGTTATAAGAGGAATCAAACCAAATACATTTGAGATCTATAGAGAAGATAAGTTACTGGATCAATCACACTCTGCAGTAGATCAACAGAAGTGGTTGGAACAGAATGTTCTCAAGATGAACTACAAGTCATTCACTCAGATTGTGATTCTGGGTAGTAGTTCATTTGTTCCCTTTATGCAACTACCCACCTCTAGTCGTCGTGAGGTTGTAGAAGAACTTTTGGATATCAAGATCTTCTCTTCGATGAATAGTTTGATTAAAGAGAAAATCCGTGGACATAAAGAACAGATCAGAACATTTGAGTTGAAGAAAGAATCTCTCAAAGATAAGATTGAAATGCAAGAGAGGTTTATTAGAGAGATTGAGAACAATGGTAAGTCTGATATTAAGAACAAAGAGACCAAGATTGGTACTCTTTTGAGTGAAGAAAATGACTTTATGAATGATAATATCAAACTCATGGAGGAACTTAATGAGTTTGAAAATCAACTCAAGAACTACACAGGAGCTTCAGAAAAATTAAAGAAGTTATGTGACATTAAAGGTAAACTTTCTCATAAAGTATCAAGTATTACTAAGGAACATAAATTTTTTAGTGAAAATGTATCATGTCCTACATGTACACAGTCAATTGAGGAGGAGTTCAGAATAAATAAAATTGAAGACGCTCAAAATAAAGCAAAAGAGTTGCAGTCTGGTTTCAAAGAACTAGAACAAGCAATTAATAAGGAGGAGGAACGAGAGCGTCTATTTACCTCACTCACTAAGGAGATCTCAACACTCACACATGGTATTTCTAAAAACAATACTCAGATCGCTGGATGTCAGAGACAGATCAGAGATCTGGAATCGGAAATTCAAAGAATTACCGAACAACTTGCAAACAGAAATACTGAACATGACAAGTTAGCAGAACTAAAGGAAAACCTAAAAAATACATACGATAAGTTGGTTGAGAAAAAAGAAGATGTCTTCTATCATGACTTCACCTATAGTCTTTTGAAAGATGGGGGAGTAAAATCAAAGATTATCAATAAGTATCTTCCACTTATCAACCAACAGGTCAATAAGTACCTACAGATGATGGATTTCTACATCAACTTCAAGTTAGATGGAGAATTTAACGAGACAATCCAATCACCTATTCACGAAGACTTCTCGTATTCTTCATTCTCTGAAGGAGAAAAGATGAGAATCGATCTGGCATTGTTGTTCACCTGGAGAGAAGTAGCCCGATTTAAAAACTCAGTAAATACGAATCTTCTCATCATGGATGAGGTATTTGATTCATCATTGGATGGTCTAGGGACAGACGAATTTCTCAAGATCATCCGATTTGTTATCAAAGATGCAAACATTTTTGTTATCTCACACAAAGGAGGTCTAGAAGACAAATTCCAAAGTGTCATAAGATATGAAAAAGTCAAAGGGTTCTCTCGTATGATACCGTAACCTAACACCATGATCATGCAGAAACCCAACTGGCAACATCATTCAAAGAAGGAGAAAAAACGAACCCTTAAACCTCAAGCAATGAGGGCAAGAAGAGAAGCCCTCCGCCACTTTAAGAAGCGTCACATGAACCTCCCCAAAAGGGAGGTTTCGTCGTATATTAGCTACATACCGAACCAAGTCTAATGACCGTTAACCTGGAAGTCAAAGGTAATGTGGCTCGTCTCTTGGCCACTGAGAACCTGATCGTAGAAAATAAACAAGTAGAAACCGCATCGTTCAATGTTGATACCCGTGTCCTGACTCTTCCTATGTGGGAGAAGTCTTGTGATGAAGTTTATGACCTTCTGGTGTCTCACGAAGTTGCACACGCATTGTTCACCCCTAATAAAGACTGGGACTTCTCTATCCCTCAACAGTTCCTCAACATCGTAGAAGATGTTCGGGTTGAGAAACTGATGAAACGTAAGTTTGCTGGTCTTTCAAAGACTTTCTATCAAGGATACAAACAGTTCTGGATTGAAGATTTTTTTGAGATTGAAGGTAAAGATCTTGGTAAGATGAATCTTGCTGATCGAATCAACATTCACTTCAAGATTGGTAGTTTTGTTGATGTTCCTTTCACTGATGAAGAAAAAGAAATTCTCAAGGTAGTTGAGTCTGCAGAGACCTTTGATGAGGTACAAGAAGCAGCATCTACTCTCTACAAGTTCTGTAAAGAACAACAGAACAAAGAGAAGATGGAGATGCCTGTTCCCTCTGATACAAACAAAAGTGACACATCTTCTACTCCTATCGAAAACAATCATCCTGAATCTGGTGACAGTGAAGATTCTAATGAAGATGAAAAGAGCATCGATAATAGTGACATTCAAAATTCTACTGGGGAATCTCATCAACAACTAGATCAGGAAGAACCTGAGGTTGAGACTGATACTGCATCTACCAGTAATATCAAGAACCTGGTGGACATGAATTCTGCACCTAGTCGGTATCTTGAATTTCCTACACTGAATCTTGACAAAGTAATCAACACTAACAAAGAGATTCACGATTACATCAATGACATTTGGAAACCTCATACTGAAGAGGACTTCAAGATGTCGGATGAAATGTACAAACAATTCAAGAAGGATGCAAACAAAGAAGTCAACTACCTCGTCAAAGAGTTTCAGATGCGAAAGTCTGCTAGTGCTTATTCTCGTGCTTTTGTATCTCGGACTGGAGTCCTTGATTGCTCTAAACTCCATACTTACAAATACAATGAAGACCTCTTCAAGAAAGTCACAACTCTGAAAGATGGTAAGAACCACGGATTGATCTTTATTCTGGACTGGTCTGGTTCTATGGCTGATTGTTTGGAAGATACTGTCAAACAACTCTATAACCTCCTTTGGTTCTGTAAGAAGGTTGGTATCCCCTTCAAGGTGTATGCATTCACCTATCAGTACAAAGTTCCTGAATTCAAGTATGATGAACAGGGTTTCACCATAAAGGATCTTCCTTATGAACGTAAGAAAGGAACACTCCATGTCAATGAAGATTTCTCTCTAATGGAGTTCTTTTCTTCTGATGTGAATCAGAAAGAGTTTGAGAGACAACTGAAAACCATCTGGAGAGTGGTTCAATCTATGAAGTTCTACATGTGCAGGTTTGAGACTCCTCCTCGTCTTGGTTTGTCTGGAACTCCTCTGAATGAATCTATTGTGGCTCTTCGACAGTTGATTCCTCTTCTTCAAAAACAGTGGGGTGTTGAGAAACTTCAGTGTATTATGATGACTGATGGTGAATCTAATCATCTTATTGCAGACCGTTGGTTGGAACCTCAGGATCGTATAGGTCAGATCTATACGGAGGGACGTTGGTCAACTCGTCGTTTGAATTGTACTTCTGATTTTCTTCGTAACCGTAAGACTGGTCTTACGTACAAAGTTCCTATGAAGTGGTGGAGTTTTACTGAGTGTCTCCTCAAATCTCTTAAGAGTGAGTTTCCTCAGGTGAACTTCATTGGTATCCGTCTCCTTGACGGTCGTGAGGCAAATTCATTCATCCGTCGTCACTATGAGTTTGATGCAGAAGGTTGGATGCGGGTAACTAGAGAGTGGAAGAAGGACAAGAGTTTCACTATTGATTGTGCTGGATATGACTCTTACTTTGGTATCTCCACTCAAAGTCTGTCTAACAATTCAATCTTTGATGTTGATGAAGGTGCATCCAAAGCCAAGATTAAGTCTGCATTCATCAAGTCCCTGAAGACCAAAAAACTAAATAAGAAAGTTCTGAATGAGTTTGTTGAATTGATTGCCTGACCACTTTCTAAACTGTCCACAACCCATTCTGGTCATGACCAGAATGGGTTATACTATAAGAGTCAAACAAACACATCACTCAAATGACACTGTCCACTGAATACATCGTTTCTTCTCTTCAAAACCTTTATGGTGAGAATGTGACTACTGGTGACGTTCGTGCATGGTGTTCAATGAATGGGACTACATACAATACCATCAGTAAGAAACTAGAAGATTATAAAGTTGGACGTGGTAAGTGGAACCTGACTATTCAGGAGAAACTAGAAAAAACTTATCAATCCCCTGCCGCACTACCTACAATCGAACAAAACCTTATCCCCGACAAAGATGATACCTTCGTCCAGTTTGGTAATTTCAAAGATATTCGTAAGATTATCAAATCCCACCTTTTCTATCCTGTGTTTATTACGGGACTCTCTGGTAACGGTAAGACGTTCTCTATTGAACAGGCCTGTGCCCAACTCGGTCGAGAACTGATTCGTGTCAACATCACGATCGAAACGGATGAGGATGATCTCATTGGTGGTTTCCGTCTCGTTGATGGGGCTACTGTATGGCACAATGGACCAGTTATTGAAGCCCTTGAACGAGGAGCTATCCTCCTCTTGGATGAGATCGACCTCGCATCGAACAAGATCCTCTGTCTTCAGTCTGTTCTAGAAGGTAAGGGTGTCTTTCTCAAGAAGACTGGTAAGTTCGTCAAACCTGCCGATGGTTTCAATGTGTTCGCTACAGCCAACACCAAGGGTAAAGGTTCTGACGATGGTCGGTTCATTGGAACCAACGTTTTGAACGAAGCATTCCTGGAACGTTTCCCTGTGACCTTCGAACAGGAATACCCTACTCCTCAGACTGAACAGAAGATTCTTTCTAAACTCTGTGATGATGAAAGTTTTGTTACCTATCTGGTTGACTGGGCTGATATCATTCGTAAGACCTTCTTTGATGGTGGTGTTGATGAAGTCATCTCTACCCGTCGTCTGGTTCACATTGTTCAAGCTTACAACATCTTTGGTAACAAGATGAAAGCAATCGATGTCTGTACTGCACGATTCGATGATGAGACTAAAATGTCCTTTAT